GGACTTAATTCCTCTTACGTCTGTACCATATTGATGATTAAAGACATCTTCTCCAGTAGTACCCTTATTAACTAAATCCACATATTTAGCGGCACTACCTTTCGAAAAGGCTAGTGAGTATTTATCTTTACTCTTGATAAATTTAACGAATTCTTCGAACAGAGGATGATTCTTACAATTTTCTAATATTGACAGACTTCTAATGCTATAATAATCCTGTCCATCAATTTTGAAATCCTCGAAATTCGTAAAACGCTCTTGATAACATAACCTGTTTAAAGCTCGATAAACAGGATATATACCACCAATGTGACCTTTACTATCCATGTAATCTACATGGTAAAGCTTTTGTAAATAAATACAATGATCTTTAGCTCTTCTACTCTTTTGTAAATTGAGATTTAAAGAGGCATCTTTAAATTGTAAATATAATCTATTTTCATTTTCTTCCTCTGTAGCTATTACTCCGTCATCACCTTGGACTTGTATGTTAAGAGTATTAACAACACCAGATGACATAGCTACTAGATATTGAATAATAGAATCAACTTCATTGGTAAAAGTTGAGCCAGATGGAACACCGTGTTCTCCTTTAAATACTCCAGATGGTGTCAGTAAACCAATAGATTTAGTCCTATCAAAGATATAATCTATCTCCCTACCATATAATTTCTGGAATTCATTCTTAATTTTAATAAAGGCATATTCCATTAGCTTAGTTGATATGCTCGCGTCATAAGCACTAAAATCAACAGATATAATTAGTAAATCTTCTTTCCTAGCACGATTAATTAATTCACTAATTCTTTTGTCCACTTCTTCTGGTCCGACAATAGCTGATCTCCAAATTTGAGTTTTCTGATATTCTAAAAGGGGTTTATAATATCTCATTTCATTTAGAGTGTCAGCTATAGGATAACCCCAGACATTTCTAGTTTTACCTCCTTCTTGGGTACGAGTGAATAGTACGCAAGGGTCTTTACGACTAAGTAATTCATCAAGTTGAGCGATAACGCTATCTTTAACAAATTTCTTCTTTCTCATGAAAGGTAATCCTGAACTGGTGCTAGATTTAAGCAGATTCGCTGCGGTAGTTATCTTAATTGGTCTTAAAGTTCCTTCACCCTTAAGTAAACTTTGAGGAATTTTGATTCTGCAAGTTTTGTTCGAATAATAATCTTTAATATCAGTAATTCTTTGTTTCCAAGGTTTAGCTATTGATCGTGGACCGAACTTAGATTTATTTTGATATTCAAGATCAATTAAAGTACTATTAAGACGGTGTTTGTTAGATTCGAAGATTTTATTCCATTCCTCGAGAATGACACTAGGATCGATATCTTTAATTAGTGGTGTTTGAACATCGAGGTCACTACCTTTAACAATGCCATCTAAATTTGTGGTAAGCCTAGCTTTAGCTTCATTAGATAAATCAAGTTCGTTAAGAAATTTAAACTTTAGTTTTGGGTTAGCACTCATATTAATAGACTTTATTTAATAATACCAATGTATTAATTACTTCTTCCCTTTAGATTTAGACTTACGTCCTCTTCCATTAGAAAGGTTCTTGTATTCACGTTTATCAGGTAAGGTACCAAAAGAATTCCACGTCATTAACCAATCTAGTAATTTCTGAGCTGTTTCACCAACTGTATTAGCAGTCACTGATTTACAAATTTCAGTTCCGTATTGGTTAGCTGGAGTGATCGTATTAGATGTATAAGCTGAACAAGACTTATATGTTTCATCTCTCATGTCAACTAAATGTTTATAATCATAAACGTCTTTGAGAGCTGTAGTACCTGAACCATAATATGACAATCTTGAAGAAGTCTGATAGTTATTTGCATCAGTATAACTTACATAGTTATTAGCAATAGGTTTTACAAAT